CTTATATTTTTCAAATAAAAAAAAATAGGTGGTTTAACGGCGTAGCCGTTATAACCACCTATATAAAAAATATTATTTTAAATAATCTTTAGAACAAAAACCAGTATAATCTTTATACTGTACATAATACCAGTTATTAGTATAATAACCATAACAAGTTACTTTACTATTTTTAGGTATTACAACAACAACATTTTTAGATAGATTTGCTCCTGTTCGTAAATTTAAATTTGCAGTTGTAACATATGTTCTTGCAATGGATTTATTAAAAGATTGAGCATCTTCTATCTTTTTTGCTTGTACTGGTGCAGGAGTAGGTACTTTTTCAGTATCCTTAGATAAAGTAATAATTTCTGTCCAATCTGGTTCTCCTATATAAATCCAACCAGCCCCAGATTTTAATTTTCCCCAATCTCCAGATACTTCTGTTATTGTAAAAGAGCCTTTTCCAGTATATCCATTAGAAGAATATTTTGTACTTGCTCCTTGTCTTATATTTAAATCATCAATAAGAACTTTCACTGTAAAAGGAACAGCTGGATAATTGGTTGTTTTTGTTGTTTCTTCTGCTTTTTGATCTGTTGTTGGAATTTTTTCAGATCCTGATTTATTAATTCCAGAACGATAATCTGCTAAAACACTCTTAAATTCATCCCAAGTCCAAGATGTCTTTAATTTGTTATTTTTAACATAAGGATTTGGACAAATTTTTCCTGTAACATCATAATGTCTAATAACATGATTAATGTCAATATTATATTTATCCATTAATGTACTAACTAAATAAACTAAAGATTCTTGAGTTTCTTCAGTAAAATACCATTGGTTACTATTGGCATTTGGACTTTTCACAGAGGGGTCGGTATAACAGACTCCATTTTCAATACCAATGCTATTAAAGTTAGTACAAATTCCATGGTATTGATGTCCCTTTGATCCTTGAAGGCCTCCGCCGCAATGCCATACAATTGCAGTTGAAGGATCTGCGACTTTATAAATATCGCCATTTCTTGCAACATAATAATGGCCACCAAAACCGCGGTCCCCGCCAGAACCATATAAATAAGGATTATCTGCATTAGGAACTCCTAAATAATGAATAACAATCCACTAAATAGGATTGTTGCCTCTTGACATTGGAATTTGATTTAAATTAGCAGCAGTAATATCTTTAATAGTTTTTGATATAATTTTCATATTTTGATCTCCTAAATTTTGATATTCATTTTTTAAAGCGTTTGGAATATAATTAGAAGCATCTATTTTTGATAAATCATCATATTGTGTTAAATTATGCTTTTTTATAATATTTATTATTGAGTTTGGATAATTTGGATCAGTTGCATATCCGCGATTACTAACCTATTTAATTAATAATGTTGGATCTTTTATATCTACAATAACTTTTCCATATTTTGGTTTTTTATTATATCCTTCATTACTTGCATATAATAAAAATAAAATAAAATCACAAAAACTTTGTTCTATATCATCAAAAATTCTAAAGTTATCTTTGATATTTGTTAATTTGTTTGAATAAACCTATGGAGTGTTTTTATTAAAACTTTTTCCTGGCCAAACACTTTTATCATACCAAGTTGAATTCAATAGTTCAGCCTTTTGACCAATCATATTATTATACTATAATAAATATTTAATTTCAGGATTGTCCCAATAAGATGATATACCATATCCGTTTTCTAGACACGCTTGAGCAATTAAGACAGATGGTAAATATCCATATCTTTTACAAGCTTTTTGTGCATATGGCGAGATGGTTAAAATAAATTCTTGTTCAGATGAAAAATTTGTTTTCATAGAATAAACCTCTTTATCCTTTTGCTTTTGGCTTATTATATGTCATAGCCTGCGCGCTGTCAGTAATACCTGCAGTTGTTGGATCATTTAATGCATTCCAAATAGAAACAACTACAAGTCCAAGAACATACGGGTTACGGATTGCTTCAAGTAAAATATTTCCAAGAGTTTGCCAAGATGTTAAATCTTGAAAAGTTAATCCAGCATAAGCAAGAACTGGAGTAAGAATTGAAAGAATAAGTTGAACAATAAATACAGGATTTTTAAATCTAACTTTAAAATTCATTTGAAACCTCCATAAAAGAAAAATCTTAGAGAATATTTCTTCTCTAAGATTTATAAAAAATATCATAATGTAATTATTTAATTTTGCCCTTGTATAGTATTTTTTCTTTGATTAATTGCAGTAATCATATCTTCGTACGCGACAGGAGTGCAATTGTGTGCATCACAGTTTACATTATACATCATGTCATATTCACAAAATGGATTGGGCGAATGAGTGTGTCCATGAATAGAATATGTTTTACTATTATCAAAATTACCAGACAGTAGAGGATAATGCGTAAGAAGAAGAGTGTTCTTTTTTTCTTTTAATCTATAACCAAATTGAATATCATCAAAATTATACAGATTACGAAAAGCATTAAGACGATCTGTGGTATCATGGTTTCCTATTGCTAGCTTAATCTTTCCATTAAGTTGTTTGATCAGCTTGATTCCAGTATCCAAATCTCCCATAATAAAATCACCAAGATGATACACTACATCATCATATTTTACAACCTCATTCCATCTTTCGATAATTGCATTATTCATATCCCAGACTGAATCAAAACCGCGAGCTTTCCAAATAAACTCTTTGTTATGATTTAGATGAGTGTCTGAAATTAGCCAAATATTTGACATTATAACATCTCCCCCTTATAAGTTAACTTATCTTCTTTACTATTGTAACGATAAATTCTATAAAATCCTTCTTCAAGAGAAGGTTCAACAAATTGTTTATTCATATGACGAAGAATAATTCTTGGCACATAGGCGCGAGTGCCTTTTCGTAATTCATTTCTTTCAAGACAGGTTTCAACATCTTCATCAATCCAGATTAAATTTGCATGATCATAGCCTTCAACATGTTCAAGAAGCCAATGTCTAGCTTTTGGAGTTAAAGAGGTTTGATCAACAAAGGTGTCTTTTCCAGCCGCAAGTGCTTCATTAATCTGTTTCCAAAAAGTTGTAAGCACTTCATCTTCATGTGAAAAATAATCTTCTTCTGGTTTAACAATAGAAAATCTAATAGCATCACGAGAGATTACTACAGAAGTATCTTTTTTTATTCTATTTTTAAGAAAAGTAGATTTACCTGCTCCAGGAACGCCGCACATTAAAAATAAATCTGCCATATTAAATAATTCCTTTTTGTTTCAATTTTCCTCTAAAAATTCGATATGGTTCTTTTCTATTGCCATCTTTATCAAAATTATTATATTTTAATTCAAGTTGAAAATCTTCATAATTATAGTCACTATAAATAGAACGAACCTCTGCATGATTCCATTCTTTTTCGCAATAAATACAATACAATTTTTTTAAATGACCCGCTTCTCGATATTGCCCTGGCTTACGAATGATTGGCAAACCTTCCTTGCCACAATTACAACAATACATTTTTGAAATTGTAAAATCTTTACATTTTCCCATAATTAATACACATCCTTTCTTTTTTATTTATATATATATTATAACAAAAAATAATAAAAAAAACAAGGTGGTAATTTTATTACCACCTTGTAAAATTTTATTACTGATGATATTTTAGAAGAAATTCATTAGATACTGCTTTAAAGGATTTAGAACCATCCTTAGAACGAAATACAATTCCTTCACGAAGATCGTGATCGCAAACAGATTCTGCGGTTGCATAAGTAAGCAGTTCTTCAACAGTATCAGGTAGAATAAAATTAGTATCAAGAACTGGAACACAAGGAATGTTCATATGTTCCTGGAGAAGATCAACCATCTTTTCAGTTCCCCAACGCCCATCTTTAGAGGTAATAAAATTAAAAGCCATAAAAGCATGTTCGGGAACATGATAATCTCTCTTCTGGATACCAGGTCCATAAGTCTCGCCCTGAATAGTAATCCATTCACAATCTGCAAAATGATTATACAGAAGATCTTTCATTTTATTGTAAATATCATACTTTTCTGCCATTTCAGTATAAACATTAGTATCATAGAAACAAGTCTTGTCTGGCTTGTCAAATACTACATTACGAGAGCAAATATAAAACTCATCTTTGCGAGGCCATTTTCCGCGTTTCATGGTAAAAGTAGTAGAAGTGCCGTCAATTTTTTCAGTCGCAATCCAAGGTTCCTTATCATTCAGAATCCAAGGCATATTCTGAACGCGTTCTTCATCAGTTTTTACCACCCATGCGGGCCATCCAGATTTCTTATCTCTTTTACGTCCAAAAAATGCGAAAAGAAGTTTTCTTCCCCAAGCTCGTTTCATAAGCCATTTAAAAGGCTGATGAGAAAATAGCTTACCATTACGTTGAGCCATTTTCTTATACTTATCAACAGAGTTTGCTTTACGAGTATTATCTTCCGCAACATAATAAGTTACACCAAGCTGCTTGGTAAGGAAACGAGATTCATTACCAGAAGAATGTGCAACATTATTATTATCTAACATTCCTGCTGGACTGACTTTTTCAATACCATTGTCCTTATAAGGAAGTTCATAAAAAGGCGTCCATCCAAAATTCGCAGCAGACATAAGAAGTCCCTGAGAAATAGACTTACACATTTTCTGAGTTTTTACTTTATATCCCTTTTTAGCAAGAAATTCCATATTAGTAAAAGGTTCTACCTCAGGAAGCTTAGAATCAATTTCAAAATAGATTGCAGGATCTCCTGCTTTAAATTCACCTTTACCAACAACAATAGTCCAACCACCAACATGGGCAAGTTCAACTCGATCATATCCTTCAATAGGGGCTACTGCATCAACGGTAACTACGTATGCAAGTTCTCTTTCATTATTTTTATTCAGCATTGTTTTCACTCTCCTTTTTCATTAATTCACGTTCATGAGCAATAGCTTCATCGCAATTATTAAAAACAGTTCCATCTGTACAAGTCCATTCGGCCTGAGTTAAAACAAGTCGTTTTTTAATTTTTGTTCTGGTACTTTCACTTATAAAAGTATTACTATGAGCATCATAGTAATCTTCTGGAATCAACTGTCCTATTTTAACTTTTTCCCAACCATTGCCATTCTGCCGACCTGCCGTAGATGGAGAAAAAATCAATGCAGTTTTATCTTCAAAAAAATTATAAACTTCAACCAAACAATTATCTTTTTTATAAAACATTTTCATTATACTCACTCTCTCTTTCTTTTGTTAATTCATTAATAATATAATCCCAATTTTCAAGAAGATAAGGACATACATCATATTCATTTAAATTTTCATCATAAGCACATACATTTTTCTCAAAAGCATTTCCATATGGGCATTTATGACTTCTTTTACAATGTTTCATGTCTTTATCTCCTTTCTTATATTATTATATCAAATTTTTATTTATAAATCAAATCGAGATTATCAAGGTTAATATTTTCATAGATTTTTATTAAAGAATTATATAAATTATAATGTCCACAAAAATATTTATAAACATCAAGAAAACAATCATTAAATAACATTAACATTTGTTTTCCTTGATATTTTGGATATATTCGAAGAGAATGAAAATGCCCAAATACCCAAAGATTATAATTTAAATTATATTCAATTTCACCAAGCCATCGTTCGGTGGTTTTATCAACAGTAGACTGGTCCACAGCAGATAAAAATAGATCAGTGGGTTCATAAATAATAGGACAAGTATGAGACAATACCAAATCATAGTTATCAGACTGTGCCAAAGCAATGCCAGCTGCCATTTCCTCTTCATTGCATTGCTCTTGAGGGAACCAGCTCCAATGATTAGCAATTCTATAATATTTATCTACACTATATGCACCAGGAAGGACCAGGGTTTTTATAAAATCACCTTGTGCTGTTGGAATTTCATATTTTGCAGGAGCATCAAGAGCATATTTGATATAGGGATAATCATTTTCTACATAAACTTGATTTCCCCAAAATTCTTCCATATGCCAAGCATTAGGATTTTTATTCATACAAATACTAGGTCGCTCTTCATGATTTCCGCGAATAATAAAATATGTAATTTCATATTTTCCAAGTTTCTTTTTATATTCAATATCTCGTTGATTAAAGAAAAAATTTGCTCCAAAATCACCAAGTACGATTAATACATCCCTTTTAGTTAACGGTTCTTTTGTAAGCATATAATCATAAAGATTTTGAATAGGTTTAAAATCGCCATGAAGGTCTCCAGTTATTAATATTTTACTCATTATTTAACTCCTTCTTTTTATATAAACGCATAATTTCTCCAAAATCAAACCCATCTATTCCGCCACAAATATATTTTTCGTAAAGATTATAATAACAAATTGTTAAATAAATATCATTCATTTTTTCTGAATAAATTTCATTATGCGGGAGCCGCGTCCAGTTGGGTTTAAGACTGGTTATTTTATCCCATACGGAGTTCATTGTGCGATAATTTCGGCGTTTCATCTCCTCTCGCACCTCCGCCGCATAACTAATAAAATTATCATAGTCATATAATAATACGAAATTGACTAAGATATGATTAGGAGTTCCATTCTTTTGAATAGCTCCTGCAATTGCAGATAGCTCTCTCCATTGAGCAACAAGTTGTTCTCTTGGTAAAACAGGAATTAAATCTCGATGCCAAAGTCTCATTTAATTAACGCCCTTCAATTTTTATTAAAATAATAAAAATAATAATAAAAATAATAGCTAAAATAATTCCAAACCAAAGTGGCCATAAAACAACCCACCAACTCCAGTTAATAACTCCTGTAAGCTTTAATACAATGTTTACTAGTAAAAGCATATCAAAAAATCCAATTCCGGTACGAACATTAGTGTTATGATTATCCATCTTTTCTCCTTTTGTTTAAAAAGTTTTAAATACTACTTCTATGTTTTTCTATAAATATTATAACAAATTTTAAATAAAGAATCAAGAAATTTTCAACGGTCTAGAATAAATAATTATTTCATTAAAATTTTTATATCTAATATAGAAGGAAAAATTTTTAAATAAAACTGTTAAAGGTTTTTAATAAAAATATTAAAAGGAGACAAAAGGATATGGCGGGAAAGAGTTAGATTAGATATAGTGTTGGATTTGATGTTCAACAAAATGGTTTAAAACAATTAAAATCCTCGTTACAAGAACTTC